CGTCGCCAGTGTATTTTGGCGTGCTGCTTCCAAAGAGCCCGGACAACGGAGACCCGCCACCGTAATACTGCCCGGCGCCGTAGAGCCCTAACTGCCCGACGCCTTGGATCACCTTGGCCTGGCTCTCCGCTGCCTGCAGGTTGGCCTGTTGCTGCGCCAGGGTGTTTTTCGCGGTTTGATCGGCGTTGGCTTGCTGCAAATTGGCAAGGCTCGTGGCGTTGCCGTAGGAGAGCCCCGCCGCGTCGAGCGCGTTCTGGCCGCGGGACTGCAAGAGAAGGTCCTGGCCTTGACCCAGGCTGGTGGCGGCCTGGTAGCCCACCTGGGTCGGCAAGAGCCGGGTGGCACTGCCAGAGCGCAGCAGTTCCTCTGCCTTTTGGGCCGGCATGATGCCGTACTTGGCGTCGGCGATCGCCCGGTTGACCGCGTTACTAGGTGCGCTGTAGGCGCCGGCCCGGGCGATGCGCTGGCCGTATTGGCGCACATTGGTGGCGGCCTCCGCGGTGCGCCGGGCGAGAGCACCGCGCTGCACCGGGTCGCCGGAGACCGCGTTGTCGGGGCTGGTTGCGTCCGGGCTCGGCGGCAGGTTGGCTTCGAGCAGCTCGGCGGATTGCTGGCGACGCTGTTCCTCGGCGGCGGCAAGCGCCTGCGGGTTGGTCTCGGCCAGGAGCTGCTGACCGGCGATATCACCGGTCTGGCGCAGGGCCTGAGCTTGGCTGTTTTGCGCGTTGATGGTGTCCTGGTAGTCCTGCAGCGATTTCATTTGCTGCTGACGCATCTGCATCGCGGCCTGGTTGCGCGACTGGATGGTTTCTTGGGCCGCGGCGGTCTGGGCCTGGGTCTGCTGCAACCCGGCTTGCATGCGCTGGGTAAACCCCTGGTTCTGCGCCAACTGGGTTTGCCGGTTGGCGGCGGCGATCGCCGACGCCTGCTGTCTCTGGGCCTGGGCGCCCATGTAGGTGCCGGCGAGGCTGGCGGCGGCGCCGACCGCGGTGGCGATACCTGCCGAGACTGGATCGCACATCGGTCCTATCCTTTACGTCGTGCTTTTTTTGTTAGGGTTGGTCCCGCCGAGGCCGCTCTTGAACTGCCCCATGATCTGGCCCGACTGGAGCCCGCCGAGGAAGTTGCCGGCGCCGCCGAGGACCCCGGAGAAGAGCGACCCCAGGGTGCTGACCGTCGGCACCGCGGTCAGCGAGGAAGCGACATCCCCGGCGCTGGTAGCCACCGGCGAGATCGCGTTGCGCTGGGTCTGCAGCGCGTTGTTCACGTCCTGGATCGTTGAGCCGGCGATCGGCGAGCCAATGCTCTGCGCCGCCCCCACCTGGGTGGCCAGGTTCGCCCTAGAGTTGGCGACATCGCTCTGCAGCGCCGCCGCGGCCTGCTGGGCCGCCTCGGTTTGCTCGGCGGTGGCACGCCCGGCGGTCTCTTCGATCAGACCCTGCTGATTGATCCCGGCCTGGCTCGACGAGATGCCTTGTCGGGCCAGCTGGAACCCCAAGTTCTTCGTGGCGTCCCGCCGCTGATAGTCGATCTGGTCCTGCGACTTGGCCAGGTAGTCCCGAGCGTACTGGTCGAAATACTCCGGGGAGAACCGGGCGAACGCCTGGTTGATGGCGTTGGTGCCCTCACCGTAAACCTGCGCCCGGCCGACATCGTACTCGCTCTGCCGGGCGGCCTGCTCCTGGACCTGTCTTTGCTGCTGGGCGTACTGGTCCTGCTGTGCCCGGAACTGTTCCTCGTTAAACGTCTGTTGTTGGGCCGCAATGTCCCGCTGAGCCGCGATCTGCCGGTCGGAGAGGTCCTTCGCCGCCTCGGTCTGGTACTGGCTGACCGTAGTCACGCCACGGGCGGCGTACTCGCCGGGGACGCCTTGCTCGACCCAATACTGACCAGGGACCCCGGTCGCCGGGTTAGTGTAGCTGACAGGTCCCATCTGCGGCCCGGTCTTGGGCGCGCCGCCGAAGAAGCACATGCTCGTTCCTTTCCCGGGTCAGGTCCCAGGCGTAAAGAAGAAAATCCTCGCGCCCCCGGCCAAAACCCTTGAGGACCGCCTCGACCTCGCCGCCCAAGAGTTCGATCCAGCGCCGACTGTCGATATTCGCCGCCAGGACGTAGGCTTCGCCGCGGTGGAAGTTGGCCTGGTGTAGGATCGGGATGACGTAATCCAGGGACCAGCGCGTCATCGGCCGCACGATGGATTTCCAGCGTTTGGTCCCGAAAGCACCGGCGATGACCACCCCCGGGCGCACCGGGACCACTCCGTTGACCGCCACCGGCTCGCCGTCCACCGACCACATCCGCCATAAATCCCCGGCGGTCCGCGAAACTTCTAGGGCGAACTGGTCCTCGTCGTCGGTCCAACGCAATGCGAAAATCTCGCGCCGGTCGCGGGGCCGCAGGTGACGCACGATGTGGCGCAGCCCCTCTAGGCTGACCAGGGTGGCTTCGACCTTCACTTGGTGGCCCCTTCGAGAAGGTTGAAATGGAGTGAGGCCAAGAGTGCCGGACCCGGCGCCTGGTGCTCCAAATGGACCCCGAAATGAGTGCCGTAACCCGCGAAGGGGATGCTCTTCAGACCGTAGGTATTGTCCTGGATCGTGGCGCACGTCTCGAACGCCTCGACGTTGTTGGGCAGCATACCGATATGGATCGTCCACTGGCCCTGGCACATCACGTCGACGCTCTTGATGCGCTTGTTTTCGGTCGGGTTGTCGGCCGACATATGCGGCGTCCTGATCGTCACCTTGCAATTGTCGTACTCGTTCTGACTGACCCCGCCGTAGAGGGTGATATTGCCCTCCATGTCGAGGCAGTAGACCGTGTTGTTGGCGACGGCGAAATTGCGCACGATGAAACCGGGTTTCATCGTCGACCACGCCGTAATGTCGCCGGCCGGAAAGTAGCTGAGGATGTAAATCGTATCGCCGATAGCCAGCCAATACCGACCCTGGATCGGCTGCACCACCGCCTCGGCCTTGTGCACGTCGTCGCTGCCGCTGCGGATCTGCGGCAGCAGCAAAAGATCGATCGCCGACCCGACATCGCCGACGCTGGCGGCGATCGTAAAGGTGGACGACTGAGCTTTTAGCGAGCGCACCCCGCTGGAGGACAGAAACAGCACATCGCCGGTGCCGAACTGCGTCACCGAATGCGGCGCCTCAAGCCCCATCCGCAACATCTGAGCCAGCACGTCTTTCGTCGGGTCCGGGTCGAGGGTCCAAATCTGCGTTTGCAGCTCGGCCATCACCGCCATCGACTGGTAGAAAACCTCCATACCGAGCCCGACCTCGCCATCGGGATCGTTGAGAGCCATGTTGATAAAACCCGCCCCCGGCTCGGTCACCGAGGCAGGATCGTTCTGCGCCGGGTTGTTGATCCCGGAGAAGCGAAGATATTTCCCGTCGATCCGGTACATCTTCGACTTCCAGGTGCGGGCGTAAGTGCCGTGACTGTACCCGCCGGCGCCCCCAGCGCCTTCAGTGACGAGAAACCCGTCATAGTAGCAATACGTTGCTCCATCCGACGTTTTGACACAGACAAAGAACTTGTCGTCGAACGGCTCGACATCGAGGATCTCGACGATCGGGTAGATGCCCGGAGGGTCGGCCAGAGGGTGGTGAACGATCGGCACCGGCAAAGCACCGGGGACGACGATCGCGCCCTCGTGGTGCTCGGCGAAAACGTGCAGTTGCCCGGCATGGCCGATCATGTAGCTCAACAGCCCCACCGGTAGCGGCGCGGTCGCGATCGTCGTCATGTGGACAAAAGCCTGGCGCTTCTCAACCTCGCCACCCTGGTTGAGAACCGCGTTTTCCAGGATGCGCAGACTGCCGCCGGGGGCGGTCAGCGGGGTCTTGCGAACGTCGAGCCCTGCCTTGAAGTCGGTAACGCTGAAGACCTTGCCGGCCATCAGGGACCGCTGCCGTAACCCGGCGGGATGTAGTCAAGACCGATCGCCGGAGAGCGACCCCCGCGGGACTGCGCGTCGCCGCCGCCGCTGCCGATCGACATCGGGTAGATGTTCTTGTGGCTGAACTGCCGCACCCGGTGACGGCGCATCGCCTCGTTGGCTTTGTTGAGCTTGAGCGCGGCATCCTCGGCGCTGTCGCGCTGCAGGATCTCGACTGCGCTGAAGAGTACGATCAGATTATCCGGCAGGGTCGAGAGGTCGCTGTCGTCGACCATCGTGACAACGGTCTTGGTGCCGTACAGCCGGAGCTTGGAGGCGCCAACGTCGGGGACCGGCCAAACCTCCAAGGTATTGTCGTCGGCGTGGTGCATCCACTTGAGCGTGGGCCACTGCTTTGCTCCGTCATCCGAGTTGAGCACGGTCATCTCGGAAGGGCCGATGCCGTAGGTCAGTTCCTGGTAACCGCTGCCGATCAGCACATGGACGCCACCGATGTCATCGAACGCGAGATCGACCGGGTAGGGGTAGTATCGAGTAGCGTCGACGAGGGTGATATCGCGGTGGATCATCAGCTGCGGCCAGTCGTAATCCTGGTACAGCTGGACCTGGGTGCGGTTCAAATAGTAGATCAACGTCTCGCGATCGTTGATGCCGTGCGCGACATTGGTCGAGTGACCGATCTCGGCGCGCAGATCGGTCAAGAGGTCGCGTAATTGTCTACCGGGCATTATCGCGGCTCGTAGTTAGGACCGTGACTGCCGCCGGCGTTGACATCGGGCAAGGTCGAAGGCGCCCGGGCCGCGCTGGCGCTCCGGGACGAACCGCGGCCTCTCGTGTCGCGCACAATGTGCGGCAGATCCCCCGGGTCGGGCGGGCCGTCGAGACCCATGTCTTCGACTACGTCGATCTCGTCCTCGTCCTGGGCGTGCGCCGCGATCTCGTCCGGGCTCGGGTCGTCCTCCTTGGGGAGAGGCGGCGCGTCAAGCACCGGCACGTCGACAGCGGTGAACTGATCGAGGGGACGCAGGCTCGGGTCGGGGCTGTCCGGCTTGACCAGGCGTGGCTTATAGACCGGCTGGGTGCATTTCGGGATCGAAGCATCCCCCAGCGGCAGTCTCGGGCGGGCGCCAGGGAAGACCTCCTTGAGAACCTCCGCGTCGTAGGTCAGCTGCAGACGCTGCAGGACCTCGTCGTTGGTGGTGTTCCACTGGCCGACCACATGGATTTCGGTGATCGCCTCCTCACCGTGTATGTGCTGCAGGATCACCAACTCGGGGAAAACGATCGGTCGGGTCCGGTCGCGGTAGACGACCGTGTCGGGTTGCGAGCCGCCGCCCAGCGCGACCATACAGCGCAACAGATGAAACGCGGGCATAAGTAAACTCCCTTATGGAAGAGCCGGGACCAGTCTAGGGGACGGAGGGACTGGTCCCGGCACGCCCCTACTGCCCCTCGCAGCAGGGGTGTTCGCCAACCAGCCAGAACACGCCGTTGGTCATGTCGCGCCAACGCATGGTCGGGTCCCGGCTGATCGTTTCGGCGGTGACCCACACTGTCGTTCGTAGGGGTTTCAGACACGGCTGCCGCTCGATCTCGTCGCGCGCCGCGTTAAACCGGGCCGCCGCGTCCATCGCTGCCTCCTTAGACGATCTCCACCACCAACGACGAGTTGACCTGCTGGGCAACCATCTGTCCCGTGTGGGTCATCGACTTGTACATGACGAACTGGTTGTACGGCCGAGCGGGGGTGAACTTGTGATCCCACTCGCCGTCCTGTTTCATCAGGAAAATGTGGCGCGGGTCCCACCAGTAAGCGCGCTTCGAGAACCCCAGATCGTCGAGCGTCGGGTCGTACTCG